TCCCTGGCATTTACCACAGAAAGCGTGGATTTCATAATTAGCCATAGGTCACCCCTTATGTGGTCAACGCATTAGAGGCGTAACAGCCATTAACAGAGTTAACTCCGTTGACCGCATCAGTACAGTCAAAGTAGGAACCGTTAACATCAACAATACCAGAACTATCAGAGATCCCGATAGCCATCGTTTGTCCAGCTCCCAGAAAATAACATCTGTTGACCATAGTATGCGGGCCTACCAGGTTCGAGCTGACTTCCATACCAGCGGTATCAATACCAGTGAACCAACAGTTCTCAAACAACACATACGCAAACTTGTCATTCGCGTCCACGTAGTTGATGTCAAAACCCTTGTCGGCATTACAGAACCAGCAGTTCCGCCAGGTTGACTTGGTCATGTCTGAACCAACTAGAGCAGCAGCAGCAGTCGCAGTCTCAGCCGCACCAGTGAAGAAGCAGTTCTCGAACAGACAGTTGTTGATGATGGTACAATCAAACGCTTCGCCTGTACCTACCTCAAAACCCATGTTGAAACAGGAAGCATTGATCAGAGAAGCAAAGTCAACAGGATCACCCGAGGCGGGTTTGACCTTCACTCCAAACTGAGCATCTCTGACATCATGCCCCAAACCAACCAAGGAACAACCATGCCATGCTGAGGTCAGGTTCTCCGCGTACTCACCAGGATACACAATGATCGTGTCCTGACGTGCCCAAGGACTATTAGACCAGTTGATCCGCGCAGCAGAGATGTCAATCGCCTTGTCGATGGTCAAGAACGGCCGATCTGGTTCAAGACCAGACCAGGCATCATTCCCATCTTTGTCAACATAGTAGGTCTTAGACTGAGTCGTCCCAGCTTCCCGCCTAGCTCCCAAGAGCTGTGCGGTTCCGATAGGATCAAGACCACCACCAGCAGTCTGTTGAATCCAGTTGATCAGGTTCGTGTCAAGATTTCTTTTTCTTATCATCAGCGTCTCCTCGCTCACAGTTTACCCCTCCCCCCTAGTGAAAGCGGGGGAGGATACTAAGAGAGTTAGTCGTAGTCGATGTCAGTCAGCAACGCGTGAACGTTACGTCTTGAACAACCAAGTTCTGAGTACCAGAACAAAGTCGCCTCATAGGCATCGTAGTTAGCAGTACGTGAGAGCACCGCCCCGTCTTTTTCCATCCACTCTTGGTCACTCATCTGGTAAATCTCAAGAGCTGGTTCATACAGGAAGTACATCTCACCAGCGTGGGCATCGTTGTCAACAGCCATTGGAATACCGTTGAACTCGACAACCTTGTAACCACCGTCCATGGTCTTCCAGTCAACGAACCGTTTGTCCGCTACCAGGAGATCAATGTACTCACGTCTGATAGCACGAGTCGTGAGGATGATGGTCGGGTTGAGTGCGCCACCAGTGTCGTCTGCCAGTTCCTCTTCCATGTCATCAATGCAGGACTGCATCAACTTAGTGGTGAGGGAACGCTGGCCTTGATAACGACCATCAGCGTGACTTCTCAACTTGGCTGCCCACCAGGAATAGGTGTCAACATCAAGAGACTGCAACGTACCAGCAGTGGTGAGACCAGAGCTAGCTGCCACAACACCGTTGTCCGAGAAACAGACATCCGGGTTCTTGTCATTGACGATACCCCACAAGCCCATCATTTCCCGTCTGGTGACATCGGTCGTACCAGTCAGGGTGGCCCGAGAGGAATTACCCTTGATGACCACAGAGCCTGTGCTAGGCGTTCCAGGATCAGTCACTGTGACCTGATCGTTGGTGGTGTTCTTGGTCACTGCGGAAGGTGCCATGTTAACCGTACCAACCGAAATACTAGCATTGGTGGTGTAATTGACGTTGACAGATTCCATACCGGAAATACCCTCAGGCATCCAATACTTACTACCAAACGCAGAACCAAATCCAGCTCCACCAGTCGTGGGCATGTACTGTTTCTGTGCCGTATAGGTCGTACTAGTACCAGCCTCCCAGCGAGCGAGGATTCCATAACCACAGCCCCAAAGCTGACGGTTACAGTCTTTCGAAAAGTCCTTGACCAGACCCTTCATTTCGTAATCAAGAGCCTTAGCGTAAGAACCCTTCTGGTCTCTGGTGGCTGCTATGGTAGGCCCAGAGACAGTAATCCTACCGTAATTATATTTGGTCGGGACGATGGTTTCCAACACTCTCTGATAACCAGCATCCGGCAACAGACCACCATCGCCTAGAGCGATAGTAGCCAAGTTTCGACCGTAATGGACAGCGATCGTAGCATCTTTACCAGCAACAGCTTCAGTGTTCCTCTTGAGTCTCCGCATGAGAACAGTAGAGTTATTTATCTGCTCTCGTATTGACGGCAGATAAAACTTCTTCAGCACGTAGCTATAGTTAGACAGAATCGCTGCAGTCGTTCCAGCGTAAGCCATTTGTTGAACTCCTTACAGTTTTTTGAATACCTCTTGGAGATAGGCATCAGCGGCCTCACTAGGAGATTTAACGTTCTTACCCTTGTGCTCTTCTGGCATATTACTGAACACAGGGTTTTCGCCAAACATCTCAAGTGCAGGCTCACCAGAACCTTCTCGAACATGCCCGTCATCAACAGGCTTGTTCTGCTCCTCAACGTATCCGTCGATTGCCTTCTGGCCCCATTCCTTTTTCTTCTCTACCAGAGCCACAGCGTGTTGCATCGGAGATTTACTAGGTTCCATAGCAGCCAGCTTGTGAACCATGTCAATTTCCTCCTCAACCATATCCGGAAAACGCTCTGTGATTTCGCGCCTGGATATGTAGCTCATCAAGGACCCCATATCTTTCTGGAGATCCGTGGTGGTCTTCAACATCGCTTTGACTTCTGGGGGTAATTGGTCTACACTGAGGCTGAAAGAGTCGTTGCTATCGCCATCGACAACACCGGTACTCCCCTTACCTTCAGTAGGTAATGTAATTTCTCCTGTAGTCATGTCGACTATTCCTTTCTCACCGAGTTCGTGAACAGTCTCCAAGACTCTCTTCATGGTGGCTACACCAGCGGTAGGGTCTTGAAAACCAAGATCCTCAACCAAGAACTTGTTGACCTCCGCGACCTTTTGGGTCTTCTTCGTATAATCCGAGGTTCTCATGTACCCTTCTTTCGCTTCCTTGTAGGATACTGTATCACCTTCAAAATCATACACAGGGAGATCATCAGGAAACTGGTTAAGTTCTTCCTCACCCTTTTTGATGACCACTTCATAGTCACCGATCTTGATTGCCATGTGCTTCTCCTTTCTTAGCTACCCTAGGAAAGAGGGGGACTACAGACCGAAGTCCTTGTCCTTGTCCTTCTTTTTACCCTTAGGACTTGTCTTGGGTGGCACCTGCAGTAAAGACACTCCACCGTTCCTGTGATCTTCATAAAGCAGATCCTCTAGAAACATGCTAAAGCGTCTTTTATGAAACAACAACCGTGTGGCTCTCCTGAGTCCGGGGCCTGTGAAATCAGGATTGATCCCTTCAGCTGTTGTCTGGAAATTAGCATGCGCATCTTTCAAATTCTGATACGCGTCTAAAACATCCCTCCAGGCGTCTGTTGCATTCTCAACTTGTTGTTTACTCATAATTAAACACCTCCATAATAGGAGCACAAATCCTTCTGACCATCTCAACTTCTTCATCATTCAGCTGAGTCTTGTGCTTCCCTATATTATCTGCAGTGATAGGCTTACCCCAACCCTCAGAATGATACGGATTATCCTCATTCCATCTCTGACTATTCCAGTGTTCCTCTACCAGAGACAGGTCCATCCCAAGCGCTTGACCTATATCCTGCAAACTCTTGTCGGGATCAGTCACCAAGTCCTCATAACAAACAAAGACAAACTGTCCAGGGTACGTTCGACTTGCACCAACACACTCATCAATCCCTTGAAGATAGCCATACGCGTACTCTATCAACGGCAAGTCAAGGAATGGATTCAGGTGTTGTTGATTCAAATCCATTTCCCTGTGACGGTGCTGAACCCTTTTCAAAGAACCCATCACATCTCGTGGATCTCTCACACAAACAACGAATTTAGCCTCAGGCCAAAACTCTGCCAGTACAGGAAACCAACGAGACAGAAACGGTCTCTTCACCACTAACTTCTTACACTCCCACTTGGCTTGAAGATGCTGCAAGAACATCTCCAACACACCCTTGTGATACTCTTGAAAATGATCAAGATCATCGAACAACCTCCAATGATTGGAGTCCCAAGAGTTCATCATAGCTTCAAACGGGAACATAAGATACTCAAAATAAGCAATCTCACTCAAGGGTGGGTTCGCCTCTGGATCACCTGAAAGTAGGTTGGCTACCAGAGTCGTACCTGTCCTTGGGTATCCCCCCACAAAGTAGTACATCAAGCCCTCCTATTTGTTCGTGAAAATCTTCCAGCCCTTGAGACCATAGACAGCTACATACATACCCACAACACAGTAGCCAAACCAGTCAGGGGCTACTGTGGAGAGCGAAGTCCAACCACTCTGGAGAGCTTCCTGAACCTCTGGCACGGGAATAAAATGCAGTGTCAACAGCGAACAGGTATAAACCGTCAAGAACTCATCTTTCCAACTTGACTGCATCCCCTGTTGAGCAGCGACGTTATAGTCAACATCACCCATGATTATCTTGGTGGCTATCTCGGCCTTGGCAGCAGCCTTCTTCTGCTTACCTTCCAACCACGTCTTGCCAAGATCAAAAAACCCCTTGACCACTCCACCAATTCCACCTGTCAACAGTCCCCAAATCATTATCTCTGACCTCCTTGTCCTTGTCCTTGTTGAGCAGCCATCATCTGCATCTGCATCTGAAACTGCTCTTGCAACTTCTGAGCGTGTGCCTTCATGTGCGAGTTATACGCCATCAAGACCGCCCCACCTAACTCACCACCCTGACGTATCAAGTCCTGAACTTGACCAGACTTGACATCTCTCTCATGCTCCTGAATATGCACGTTGTGATTGTCAAAGTCGTTAATAGGGGGAACTTGTCCATTTCGCATCATACGGTTTTCATTCATAGAGAACTCTTGATCAGCCTCAATCTCGTTGTAAATGTCCTCAGGAATCGCATCATCCAACATCCGCCGAACTCTTGACAACACGGCAGGATCTTGTGGATCTCCATACAACCCTTGTGTAAATCTCTCCATGATCACAGACTGTTTGGCGATCTTATTCTCTGGCAGATGCGCACCCGTTGAGACAAACACATCAGTGTTGTTCTTGAGGTCAGCGCCCTTGAAGTTCTGAATCTTCCACTTGTTACCAGCGCCAAGGATCTTGAGCGTCCTGGTGTTCTTGTAGTGCTTCTTGACCAACAACAACGCATGCTTCCACATCTTCGCCCAATTATCCTCGAAGTCCTGGAAGGTCATCGCGTGAGAGGAGTCATCCTGCTCCAGCAGAAGAGCAACCATCTGACCACTTCTGATGTCACTCTTGTTCGTTCCCTGTGTGACCTCATGCTGTGCGTAGAGATCCATGAAACTTTGCTGGTTGATGCTCAAACTCTCAATCACCGCATTGGGCAAGTTGGGAATCCGCACTGGAGTAGGCACCATGCCCCTCTTAGGACTGAACTCTATTACTTCCCCATGTTCATTGTCAATGGCAGTAGGGGAGAGGGCGGAACCCTTAGGAGCAAGCCATTTTCCCTTAGCCATTGTTCGTACCCACTCGATAATACTTGAGCGGATTCTGTTAAAGTCCTTCTGGAGAGGGATGGCTGCTTCGCTAGTAGCCATTCCCCAGAATTGACCCGGAATCGTAATGTCTCTGAAATGGGTGACCGGATACTGGTAATCGGGTTTGCTGTCTGTTCCATAGTTAGGAAAACTCCCCTTCTTGATTATCTTCTTGTTGATGACAACGAAGTACATACCCTTGGGGTATTCTTTCCCCGGTTTGATCCAGAACTCCTTGACAACCGCACTAGGCATGTAAACTTCTTCAAGCCCGTGATGAGCGTTGTCAATATCCCTCATCATCATCATGATGTTCTGGTCAGCTGTGAAACTCTCTGCAGTGGCCTCGTAGTCATACTTGTCCTTGATCCACGTCAACGCCCTCAACTTAGCCCGAGCCGCCCAAGGCATATCCTGCACCTCAGTAGGTCCGTGACTCAACGCTGGGAAGTACCACGCAAACGGACTGTCAACCTCAAACCCAACATCTCCACCAGGAGCCGCATCGGGGTCCCAGTAGTCAACCACAAACGCATTTCCACAGACCGTCACCCAATTCGCTATATCACGACTGAGCTTCGGTCCCTCTAGCGTTCGGTACAGATGCTTCAGGATATTAGTCCCCAACTCTGCTGCATCAAGATCATCAAGATCATTCGTGTTCGGCAAGACTTCGGCAATAGGCCGCAGTCTGAGGAACTTACTCTGTTGTTTCCTAACGTAATGAAGAATCTTGTTGTCAACCATCCTCACACGCCTTGGATCAATGGCTCTGTGCCGATCAAGCTGACCTGCGCCTCTGTTCCAAAAGACGTACTGTTCGCCACGGACGAAAGACCGCGTGATGTACCACCGTATTTCGAAAATTCTCCTCAGGGTACGGGCAGCATCAAATCTCTCTTGCGCAAACTTGTACAGCTTCTTGTCGAGGATCTCCTTACTCTGTCCCTTCTTCATCACCCGATTCAAGCTCTTAGCTAATGTACTAGGCATTTGTTTCATCCTTCGTGGTGATCTTGTAATGCTCAAGATCGAAAACGTCTATGTCTGACAAGTCCGGAGTCTGGTACAAATCGCCTTGGTTATAGACGAACTCCATACCAGCACTCTTAGCTTGCATATCAATTTCAGCGAGTCTTTGGTAGTCAACCGCCATCATCTTGTTGGTTGTCTCTTTCAACTGTGCGCGTAGGTCCTCAATCAAAGACCCTTGTAGCTTGTTGTACTTTCCAGATAGCCACAGACAGAACACCAGAACAAAGCCAGCACTAACAAAGCCTAGAGCATATGCTGCTAGATAGTTAGCCACCATGACATGATCCTCCCTCACCACATTGACACAATACCTCTGGTGGTCGCGGTGCTGCCAGTTTCTGCTTCAGTTCTAAATTCTCCTTCTGGGCCAACTTCAGCGCTATGTAGAGATCACCGATCTCCTGTAGCAACATACTCAACTGAACACCTACTTGTTCTCTTTCCATGTTACCCTCCTGTAATTCCTGCTAGTTCTTCGTTTTTCTCTGCCACAAACTCCATTATCCTATCTTGGATAATTGGCCCATGTACAGAGAGATCAACATCAGACCACGGAAGCGAGGTCAAAACTCTCTTGACAGCTTTGATCGGAAGCACAGTATCATCTTCATCAAACGCTTCAAGATACAATGCAACCTGCAACATACCGGATTCATCATCTCTATCAAGAGAAACGCTCACAGGTCTTACACCTACACATTGTTTCCAAATATACTTTGCCATTTATACCCCTCTCATTACGACATTGTCGGGTAAGGTTGCATGACCAGAAGTCACCCAAAGCTCATCTGCTGCTGCCCCTGCTGCTACCTGAGTAGCACCGGATGGAAGATCATCCATGTTTATCCCACCTGAGGCTGTGATGGTCATGCGTGTGTTATTGTTCGTACCAAAAACCATGTCTGTGTTTTCACGGTTCCATATCAACGCCTTTTCATCTGCGTTGATACCTACATCGAAACCATCGGCGTTTGTTCCACCAGTTGTTGTATTAGCAAAGTGGATATAACAAGCACCAGAGTCACTCACCTCAAGGTGCAACAGTTGCTCTGGTGTAGTGTTACCAATACCAACAAATCCATTGTCATTGAGGTAGAGTCTATTAGATGCGGTATTCTTCTCGATAGAAATCGGAGTCTTGTTACCAGTAATGTCGTAGACTGTAAACAGATCACCAGTCGTCGTACCACACTGCCACTCTTGCGCATCATTCTTAAACTTGATAGCAGCACTGGAGTTTGCGTCCGTGGCTATAATCCGAATCCTAGGATGGCCGTTCTCGTGCACCTCAAGCTCATCGGTAGGAGCCGAACTGTCACCAATGCGAATCTTCCCTGCTACAATAGCATTACCAGCCTGCCAGGTATCACCATCCTCGTCTAAGATCCAACGAGTAACATTCGCGCTACTGAGACGACTTCGAATGGCTACCAGATTCACATTTGCCAGCATATTAGCTGCAAGAGAACCACCACCATCATGCTCATTCAGAGTGATTTCCCACAGGCCTCTACCAGCGGTTGACTTGGTCGTGTCACCACTACCGGCTCGATGAAACAGATAGTGAGTCCATGCAGTATTGGCAGCAGTGTCAGTAAAACAAAGCTCTTGTACACCACCATCCTCATCACTGTACTGCTGCATGGTGTACCAACAATCTGTAGGGGCTTTACTTGTGTAACCATGAGCAAAGTTTCCACCAGAATCCCGCAACACAAAAACAAGACCAGAAGAGTCATGCTTGTCAATACACAGACCACCATCAGCTATACCAGTGGTAGCAGCATAATTCCTTCCTATCTGAACTTCACCTTTCTCATCTATGAACATCCGGACCTTGGTCGTCCCACCAGCTTCAGCCGTTGCAAATCTCATTCGGCCTTCATCTTTATTGGTGGTGTCCGCACCACACAGAAAATCAATATACGTTACTACACTACTGTTCCACTCTCCCTGAATCCTGGCAATAACGTTTCCTGCTGCAGATCTGTCAGCATCGAAGATCAAGTAATGATTCGCATTACCGTCATGATATAACTCAAGACCTTCACCACCAGACGTTGTATCAATCGTCACCTTACCGGTAAACGTTCTAGCTCCAGTCACTAACGCGTAAATCGTATGATCGTCATCGCCAATACCCTGCAGATTTCCATGGTCAATATCCCCCTCAAGAATCGCGCCTGTCTCAGCCAGGGTTTTCTTGACAAACGTATTACTCCCACTACCTACCAAAAAGTCATTCGCAGCGGTTGAGAGTGCGTGTTTGATATACTGCGTATGATCGTCATCACCCAACCCCAAAATATTCCCATGATCTATACTAGCCTCTGTAAAGTGTTCGTTCGAGGCAAAGTTGGTCAACTGGTCATGATCAATATCAGTGGTAAGGTTATGAGTCCCTTGTATATTCGCGTGGTTGATGTCACCCTCTAAAATCGCACCAGTTTCCGCTAGAGTTTTCTTGACAAACGTATTGCTTCCACTTCCTACCAGAAAGTCATTGGCTGCAGTTGAGAGCGCGTGCTTGATGTACTGCGTGTGATCATCATCCCCTAGCCCTGCCAAGTTCCCATGATCAGTAGCTCCAGTCCCCACAAACACATCTTGCCAAGGCAACAGAATCTCATGAAAGTTCGCAGCACTCTTCTGAACAATAATCTTAGCCAGCAAGACACAAGCATTCGACACAACACCAGGAACATTACTCGGTACTAGTGCCAATTCTGCCTGTGCTAGAGTATAATCCCCTACTCCATAAACAACATGGACCTCGCTGTTCACAGCAATATACACCCAATACACACCATAGCGATTTGATGTCAAATCACTCAAGCCCGTACCATAGTCATTGTACTGAGTATTAGGAACCGTATCAACTGAACTCTGTTGCCAGCTACCATCATTATACCAAAGAGTAAATGTAGGAGCAGACAATGCCGCGATGTTCAAGTCATGAATCGCCCACGCTAGTGCACCAACTGCGATGTCCAACTTACGAGCTGTGGCGTTCTCTGTAGTAGTTAGTCCCCACTGTCTTTGAAGCCCTGAATACAAAAAGTTGTGGAGGTAGACCTTGTGAACAAAATCTGACAAGTATTGACCAATCTCCGCTATATAAAGATTAGTCCCTTCACGATAGCAGTTCGCCACCACAAACTCATGAGTACCACTTACTGTGGTCACATCTGTAGTCACGTTAAACTGAGGAGTGCCAGAGTTATACTCGGCATAGATCCAGTTGAGGGTATTATCGGTAAGCGACAGAGCAGTCTCAGCTATGTCAAAGAACTCCAACGTACCAGTAAAACTGTCTGTTGTGTAGATCTTTCCAGTCATGGCAGCGACAGTAATTGACCCATCACCATCATCTGTAATCCCACCACCACTGATTCGACCAGCACCACTACACGTGTTAAACCAGTCCCTCAACGTCTTGTACGTGTCCGTGGACGCAACCTGATCAAACTTAATCCACTCCGCCTCAAGATCAGCAGTCAACACCAACCTAAAATTAGGCTTATCATGTTCTAAGATATAACTCATTAAAATGTACTCGCAAAGTCTGAGTAAGATTCAGAGGTTCGGTTCGTCCATGCAGTTGAGTAACCACTTGACCCAGCCGTATAATCCACAGCACCTGTGCTAGTGTTGTAACGCGCAATATAATACGCACCACCTTTTGTCTGGAAACCTAGATAAAACGTAGGGTCATTACTGGTGTCAAAGTCATCCAGAAAATAGTCCTGAAGCGTGTCTGTCTGCAACTGCTCCATCGCATCCAACTGAACATAGATATTCGACGTCACAGCCTCAATAACAGCTTGCTGTTCTAGCTCCCAATTCCCTGAGGTGGGGTTGTACACAAGGTTATGAACAACCCTTCCCTCACCGTCTAGAGTTTGCCATCTGGCATCTGCATCAGCCATTAGAAGTATTGACTCCACACCGAAGGTATAAGGCCGACAGAGAGATACCGCTTCTTCTCATCAACCCCGGCTAAGTTGATAGCTTCAGCTAAACGCTCATCCCTCTTGTTCTGAAAGAAACGCTTCTTAGGTAGTCTTTTCAAAAAACTCCCTATCAGCCTGGACACAGCTGTTGACCAGGGAATTGTTTCTATAACTTTACCATCTCCCCTTACTATTACAACCAACACCTGAAGTCCTGCCTTCAGCGACTTAGAATCCATTTCAATTTGTTCAGCCATTACTATCTCCCAAAACTGATCAAAAATGTAACATCTGATACTTGTACACCAGCACACACAACCCGCCACAGTGTACCAGCAGGAAACCCTCGAATGTACTCACTGACATCAACCCAACGCTGCTCTGTACCAGAACCAACAATCTGGTTACTCTCAGCTGAATCCAACACAGCTTTCCAATTCGTATCTGCACTAGGTAGAGCAGCCGCTGCTGTTACAGCATTGTTAGGTGTGTAAGCTTCACATGAAACAATTCCGTTTGCATCAAGAGCAGGTACATACAACTTCGCATACCGTGCCCAGCTTGGAATCTCTACTGAAAACGATTTTGTCGTATCAACAGAAATATCAACCAACAGTTTCATTACGCCCTGTGCCATGTTAAACTCCCATGTGATCGTCTATCGTTGCCTTAATCTTTGCCTCTCGAAGAGTTCTCATACACAACTCTTCAAGTGACGGTTCCTTAACCTGTGTAAATATATGTGGACCAACGATCTTGACCGGTCGATACGGCAGAATATCCTCTGACATATGAGCCACCAGAGCAATACCGAGAGCCATCACAAAATCGTCATTACAACCACTGTCTGCTTCGTACTTCAGCAAACTTCCCTTCTCGCCCTTGAGAACGAAAGTCTTCATTTCATCCAAGATCGCCCCTGGTACGAAATATCCGTGCGCTTGGGCGTCAAAGAGGTAGCTTTCGATTTCTCCGATGAGGACTTTCTTAGTTGCCCTAGTAGTTTTCCAACCCATTTGCTTAGAGACTGTCTTGTTAGAAACATGCTCATTAACATGAAAATAAAGGTTAGGATAGTCCTCTTCATCGATCTTGAGAATAGTTGCCAAGCCAATACTATTATTTTCCACCGCGAGTAATGCACCCTGATCTCCATCTCTCCCTCCGTACAAATACCCTAGGGTCATCAAAGCATATGCGAATTGGTCTGGTGTCTCACGCGCATGGTAAACCGCGTCTATGTTCATAGTGTTCCTGTTCAGAACTACACCAGCCGAATAATCTCCAAGCGCAACACCCTCAGCTGTGTCTGCGCCAATTGCGTACTGTTGATGTTTCTGAGGCAGATTGTAGATAGTCAATGCACCGTTTTCGGTGGGCACAACCTGCCCACCCATTAAAGATACTTTCCTCACGTTCAACTTACTCATGAGGTACTCTGTCATCGTTTGGCACTTCTTGACGTAAGCCATAGAAAACACAGGAGATCCAGAAGCGACGTAATCAATATCCAGCTCCTGAGCAATAGCCAGGGGAGTAGCTTCCCTACGTTTGCACTCGTTGTCATACCAAGGACTCCTGATCTGCTTACTCTCTATATCACAATAACTCCCCTCAGCTTTCTTAGGATGTTTTGTCCAGTGAAAGCTCATAACCTTGGTGGCGTTACTGTGACGCAGCCGCGCGAAATGGGTCCCCATCCCGAAGGGGGTACTGACAGCTACACGACATGGACTACTATCACCAGCAGAGATCCAAGCTGCCTCTGCTAGCTGTCCCCATTTTGCAGCTTCATCGAACAAGATAGCCCGGTATCGACCACCAGTGGCGAAGTGTTCGTTAGTTGACTCACCCTGCATGGTGTTCCCCGTCTGTGGGTTATATAGCTGCATATGTATGTCATGCGATGACGGGTTGAAGCCAACGGGCACCAACCACTGGGGGAGTTTATACAACTGATAGCGAGCCTTCTCCAGAAGGGTGTCCAGGTTCCCTTTCTTGTCAACCAAGTCCTCCTTTCTAGAACCAACCAAGGTGTTATACCCTGGAGTGTTTCTAAGCCAGAAGTAGAAGAAGCCCGAGACGACGATCCATGATACGCCCATGTCCCGGCTCTTGTCGACCAAAAGATCCTCACCCCTCTCAAGGTGGTCAGCCAATGTTAAGATGAACTCGTCCTGAAAGTCGTAGGTAATGAATGGTAAATGGTATGGCTTTGCTCTAGGATCGTAAGTCCAAAAGTACGTGTTGAACGCATAGAGAGGACACGTGTTTACCTTGTGAATTTCCATCTTGCGCACGTCCTCGTTCTTGGTAGCGAGGTCTACGATGTATTCACGGTAAATGATGTTCTCACTAAAATCTGTAGGGTACTCGTACTTGCTATTCATAAGTCAATGGTATTGGTGCCTGTGGTTCGTAGTAGGGAACTTCATCGTTTTCCCTTGTGAACTGCACCATCCCCTCTGCTAGTGAGTCGACTAGGTTTTCCAGGTCACTTTCTTCAAGGTTCTCTAGAGGACCTCTCACCCAAACTTGGATCAACGCATGGAAGATTTCATGCCAGAGCGTTTTCAGCACAGACGATCTCGGTCGGGGATTGCCTTGCGAGTCAACATCAGTGATGAGTAGCTTCTTAGCAATTCCGTCATGCAACCCCCAATAGTTCGCCTCTTGAAATTTGTGAGGAAAAACCACCTCGTATTCATGACCACCAATCACCAGCTTCCTTGGTAGCTTTACTGTTGACATTACTTAGTCCCCCTTCTCCAGGTTTCCTGCAATTTCATGTAGGCCGCATCTGGGTCAGTGGGGTCTATCTCCAAGGTTCTGGTTCTCTCCTCGTATTCCCCAACTTCCTTAGATGCGCCATTGCCACCTGCACTAGGTAAGTTATCCTGACTCAACCTCAAGAGGTCTTGCACGCTCTTCTGGCGGATCCTTTCACATTCCAACTCACGCCCTGCGAACTTCGTAGGGTCGAGATCCAGGAACTCCCTGTGCCGCCTGATCATATCATCTCTGAGATTCTCAAACTTAGCCACCTCAGCAGCGACTTTGGAATGCTGGAGACGCTCCACTTCTGCGCGTCTCTCACGGTAACGTGTTTTGTACAGATCACTTCCAATGATCTTCTTGACATGAGAAGGGGACTTGCCAACCACCTGCGCGATGTCCTTGGCAGTCATTGTCGGGTTGAACAACTGCAAGTCCATAATGCGTATCATCGGTGGTGACAATACCTTTGGATTCCATGACTTCTGGCCCTTCTCATTCCCCCTCTGTGGCATAGTGCCATATTGAGACAGGTCAGGTAGGTTACTCATGTCTAGTCCTTTTCCTCGAACATTGCGAAGAATTCGCTCTTAAACCGAGATAAGAGGGCAGCTTGGTTCACTGAGAACTCCACTATCCAAAACCCAGTATGAGCGGCTAAGCTCCTCGCTCTCATGAACGGTGTCTGACTCTCCAGGCATCCGGCCTGTATCAGATATACGTTCCTATAATTCGGGAGTAGTTCTGCCTTGTGGTAATGGCCCATGAAGATGATGTGTGGCTTCTGTCCACCGCTCAGGGCCTCGATGTACTTTTGAGGTTGATAGGATAGTGCGTAAGCGGTTCCTTTCCCGGGATGAGCCAGTCGCACTCTAACAGCCTTCTTGTTCATCTTGAAATGTACGGTTGCAGCGTCTTCTCCCAAAAAGTTCATGTCTGGGCGATGATGGTCAATCGCCTTTCCTACGTTTACCCCAGCTCTTTTCCAGAAGCTGTGGTCGTGATTTCCTGTGATAAAGTGTGTCTTAATTCCTTCCACAAAGGGATACTCGTTGACACAGTATTCCACTTGTGCGTCAGCCCCGTGGATGTGTAGCTCATAAACTTGGCCTCGGTACATGTTCTCCCCGGCAAGCAAGTCTCCACAGTGATAAACATCTGTCACCCCTTCCCTCTCGAATGTCTGGTATGCTGCCTCAAGATAGTCCTGTCGCGCATACAGACTGCCCATGTGTGTGTCGGTCACTACACCGACCTTAGCCGTGTCTTTGTAAAAATCATTGACGTTGATCTGTCTGGCCCTAAGTAGACTGTCCACCTGTTGTTGGAGTCGTTGATTCTCATCTATCAACGCTTGCTCCACAATGTGTTGTGTCTTTTTCTTAGCCATCAAAACCTCCTCTTCTTTTAGAAATCTGTTGTTATCTCATTCTACCAATCTAGTTTTGGCAAGTCAACCCTGGTTTGCACAGTACCCCTGTTCATCTTTTCCCGTTGTTCATTTTCAGTGAACAAGCCGTTTTAGTGAACATCTGTGCAAACCCCTTGTGCTGTTGATTTTCCCCGCAAATTCTGAGTGACACACCCCTCCTACCCCCGCTGGAACAGGTTCCCTAGAATCCCCCAAGGCCCCTGGTCTTGTGAAAGAAAGCACAAGCACAAGGTCACATAGTGGTTACTATGTCAATCGCAGGATCGGCTCATGTGAAAGAAAGCACAAGAGGCAGCTCAATGGCCTCCGCTTGTGAAATACTTCACGATATCGTGGTTCATCAACTGCACGTGGTCTGCACTTGATGGCCTCGCCCCTAGTGATTTGTCCACATGGACCACCGGACCAGGCTATACGTACGCACGTACAACCCCTTGACATTTGACTTCCATTATGAGATACTAAGAATGTCAGCAAGCAATTAACACCTAACAACGGAGGACAAAGAACACAACACAACAAACGGCATGAAAGATCAACAAGAACAGAGAAAATTAACAGGAGTGGAAAACATGGAAAAAGTACAGATTAGACGGCAATACAGGTATGATGACGGAAACAAAGAGAAACTTGCTGCTAACAAAGGTCGATTTGATTGGGATCTAAAGCCGATTGAGGACAAGACAGTTGATGGCAAGATCGGTGATGGGGTCTACGTGATAACGTGCTCGGCATGTGAGGCCAAGAAAGCCGTGGCTTATGAGACAATTGATATTCCCACTACGGAGCATGAGGCGAGGGAAGCTTTCAACAATTTGTCTCCTGACAACAAGGTCAGTGTGCTAGCTTTCGCCAAAGAAGAGAAAGCGAAACAGGGATTGACTAACAGTCTCATGGAAAATCCCAAGTTTGTGTCTCCTGAAAAACTGGCCAAGAGACTGGAGAAAAAGCAAGCCACCGCAGGGAAGCTGATCACAGAATTTGTGTCAGAGTATACCATGAAAGGTCAGTACCCGCCGCAGGAAGCTTTCAACAAGAGATTGACCGAGATTCACAAAGAGTTGGGTCTGGAATTGCCGAAAGCAGTTGGGTAGACTACCCGCTAAAGAGAAAGCCCCTACTAGAAATAGTAGGGGTTTTTTTTGTCTTGTGATAGCTTGTGAAAGTAGGAACATTCATTTGTAGTTGAGGGAGTAAGGAACGTGTTCTTGACAAGGGAATAGGACGGTTCTTCACGTGAACGGAGGGATTGCAGCACAAAACGAGATTTCTTTGATTTCTTTGGCCAAAAACAAGGTTTTCTGAATGATTTCGGCGGGTTGGAATTTCTTTTTCTTCTGTTTATATTTACATATAATAATTGATAACAATGAGGGAGAAAGTAGGAGTTTCTATATTGAAACACATAAAGAAGAAAAAGAATCGGGGATTGCACGTAAAGCATTAAAATCATTGGAAAAAACGGGATTTCGAACGAGGCCCGTTTCTGCTTTGATTTCGGGCATTTAGGTCAATTTAAAGAAATGTCGAGAAAACCTAACAATTTCGGGCATTTAGGCTGGGCCTTGACTTATTTGCACAAATATGAGATAATGAGAATTGTCCCATTCATTTCGCCAAAACCCTACACATCAAGAACAGGAGCAAAGACCATGACAACAACCCAAAAGACCTATGAACACGAGAGAAACTTGTTGGTCAACAAACTAGCATTTCATGCCAATCAAATTGACTATCATACGGCCTCAGCCAAGGCACTAGAGCGACAGTTAGAGGAATTCGACGAGATAAACTCAGACCGATATGACTTGCTTGAGGAGAAACGCCAGAGGGAATGGCAAGAACACACGGATGCCGCTATGGTAGCGCGGAAGCTTGACAAGCCAGAAACGGAAGTACAAGAACGCATTGAACAAGCAAAGGCCAAAGCCGCGTATGAACATCTTATGAAAGGTTTTCAACCGGAGTAACAGGAGAACAGCATGGAAAATGACGAAATTCAAGCCAGACGAACAACCACGTTTGTAGGAAACGGTGGGGCGTGTTACCACTGTCATAAGCAAGATGATCTGTTAGTACGAGCGCAGGTCTGTAAGACAGTGGCGGGTAAGGTCTGGTATGCTGAGGTGTGGATTTGCCTTGAGTGTATCTCTAACAACCACTAGAAAGGAGACAGCCATGAGCAACATTAAGTTGAAGAAAGACGGTATGGTGGAGTTGGCCCATGTGAGGGATTTCTTTGACATGACTAGTCAGGAAATGTTGAAGGAATGGAAAGAGCTAGACAAGGACGAGCGCGACTGGTTCCGCAAGAAGGTCACGGAAGTGTTGGTGGGGTAGGGGATGGAGTTGTTGTTGTGGGTATGGGGAGAACCTTTTCTGGGACTTTCTCCCCGCTCCTAGAACAACAAACCAAGAGAAAGGTGGTGATCTTAGTCATGTCAAGATACCGTAACACAAAGAGAGTGAAACAACCCTGTCGGGTGAGTGTTAACCAGGCTGGTGTGGTGACGTTCTTTGCGCCTGAGAATGACAAGTTTTTTGCCGCGTTCTCTAATGCGTTCGAGGGAAGCCGCAGGGTATGGGATGACGCTCGCAAGATATGGAAAATCCCTGTCGATTCTGTAGAAGAAATGATTGATCTTCTTGAGGCGCACTATCGCAAAGTTGAGGGGCTGGAGGTCTTGTTCCAGTCTCCATTCGACGTGCTACGTATCACTCCAGACGCGCCTAACGAGATGGTCAAGTTTTCCGCCAAGATACTCAGAACCCGATACCACCCAGACAAGGTACAACCCGACACATGGTCAGAAATGTGGCCGGAAGCCGCTACCATGTCCGAGGCCCTTTCCCTGTCAACTGACTTCCTGCAACAAATAGGAGAAGCAGAGAAGCTAATCATCAAGAGCCGTGAGCAACAGGAGTAACAGATGTTCACCCAACTGTTAGACAGTCTATCCAGAGAGTTTTCAGGAACAGAAATGTATCTCCCTGATGCACTCTATGATATGGTCAAAGACTGGTTTTGTCGAAAGCATGACAAGGAACCAGGTAACGTGGTATCTTTCCGTTACAAAGGAAAATTTGTCAAGCCTTACGACGAAACCCGTGTGCTTCGTGCGTACCAAGCTTGTCCTATAGTCGTTCCTGAACGTATCTTAGAAAAGACCTATATCATAGAGTGTAGCATAGGGGATACCCAACAACAACCCGAACCAGTAAAGGAGACAACCCAACAACAGAAGCCGAAAGCAACAGATGACAACCATTTTGAGCTGCCCCCGAGAGCATCCACCTGGGGGTTGTAGGAGCCGCTTATGAGCGACAAAGACATAATAACCTCAGGCCAAAGACCTATGATGGTCAAGAAGGCCCACAAGAAAATCAGACCAACTGGTCTACAGAAGTACAAGATGGAAAACCAGTTGGTCAAGAAGAGACGAGCCGACTACTCTGATATGTATTGGCTCTTGGACACCAGTGGTTCCATGGCTGGTGACAAGATAGCTCAACTGATCGAAACAGTTGAGTATCTCCTACCTAAATACCCTCTGGTACACATGATAACCTTCGGGTCTGGTACCAACCGTATCTCTGAAGAACGTGTACCACATCTCTATGCAGCAGGTCACACTCCTATGCTCCGTGCGCTTGACATGGCGTGGGCGTGTTCTCCCTCCGAAATCGTCCTAATCACTGACGGTGATCCAACAGATGCCCCTAGGGGTAAAATCATAGATGAAGCAGAGCGGCATGGTGTGCCGATCTCCTGTATTGGCATCGGTGAAGATTACAAGAGAGAATTCCTTGATGCTCTTGCCGATGTTACAGGGGGAACGTCTACCGACGTCGCAACTGAGGATCTTGATCTGCTCACTGAAACCATGGAGCAGGTTCTCCAGATCACCGACGGCCAGTCAGACAAGACCATCAATTTGTAACCCTCAAGGTGAGAGGGGAGAGGTTGTTGACGGCCTCTCCCCTTACCACCTCCTCTAACAGGACAAGACATGATCTTAGGATTCTTTGCATTTCTTATCTTCTTAGTCCTATGTGTAGCAGTGGTTCCGTACCACTGGTACGCAGACTGGAGTGACTAATGCACATCATCAACAGCCTGTGCGCCCTGCTAGTGTTCGTGGCCCTGGTCACGCTCCTGGTGCGGCACATGAAAGCAACGGAGAAGAAAAATGAAAAAACCTCTGAACGTTACAAGTTTTTGCTTACTAACACGAAGCGGAGGAACACGGGTAGTGGTCGAAACGGACGTTCCCTCAAAGTTCCTCGGAAGGGATGAAGATGGACGTAACAATGACAGTCAGGATAGGGAGACTGGTAGCTCACGTGAAAGCTGAGTTCACATCAACGGATATGCAAGGTATCCACTACTACAAGATCACTGAGCCAGTCAAAATCACCAACAAGCGTATCATGTGGTCACCCTCTCAGGGATTCCCTGGTCTCATGAGGGACATAACCCTCGCGATCTATGACTACTATTGGGAACACCCAGAGGGGAAATTCTTTGCTGTTGAGAAAGGAGCAGATCATGCCTAGAGACTTCGAGTACACAGGACGGCTGAGGGAGATCACAGCTATTTCTCCCAGAGACGCATTTCACGGAGCGGAGGAATCGCTGTACCTAGCACGTGGTAGGTTCGTGAGTGACACAAAACCTCTTCAGAACAAGTGGGAAACACCCGAATACACCTCTTCTGAAGAAGGAAAGAACAAGATACCCTTGAAGGGTTGGTATTGGGGATACTTTCAACTGGAAGAACCAGTGGAGTGTGAGTACAAAGGGTTCCATAACCAGGTGATACACAAGCGCATAATAGACAGACCGTTTTTCTTGGCGGTCAAGACAAGGCTGGTGCGATGATGCCAGGGATCTGTGACAAGTGTGGATGTAGGGGATACACACAAGTAATACGTATTGGTGACACATACATTGAACTGTGTGGTCATTGCATACAGGAGAGAAACAATGCCGACTACTGAAGAGATCAACGAACTCCGCCAGCTCTACGCCGAGCGAAAGATACACAGCGACAGGATAGACGCGGTTCTCAACCGCATCCAAGCACTATTGATGAAACAACCCGACTACGTAGAGTGGATGGAGTGTGATGGTCGTCATGAGAAGCTCCCTGCGTGGATTCACCAGGTAACAGGAGGTCGTCCCTACATGAGGCCTCCTGAGAAGCCTGTCGTGTCGCAGAAGAAATACACGAAACGGGCTAACCCTGACATGGTGGCTGTCTACAAGAACATGATGAAAAACTTTACTGGAGGGTAATATGAACCAAAATGTTGAAATGCTAAAACGATTGTTCAAGAAGGAGTATCATGAGGGTCTAACATACGACTCCATGACATCTAAGGAGAAGGCAGTGTGGCATGACGCTCGTTATGGCCTGATAGTAGAACGAGACTATTGGTGCTGGCAACCCTGTCTGGCTCAGTCAATGATCAACAAACACAGCGAGGCAAAGTTCATCAACCACATTTCCCCTCGACTTCTACACCCGGACAAGGGTTTAACAACCGCTAAAGTAGAACTCATGGAGACGGTCGTGTGCATAAGATGGTACGAACGATATGATAATCACGACGATTTCTACTTCAAGCCCTTATCTCCACGGGTGCAACCTGAATGGTACTCCATGCGGTTGTTCACTCACAAGCTGGGTGAGTGCCCTGCGTGTGAGTATCGAGAGTGGGAAGATCCCAGAGACACGAGAGTGGACAGTCTACGTTTGCTGTGAGTTTGTCTAAGAAAAGAACCAGGCGTATCTTGGAAGTCTCACTATCAAGAGACTAGGGCTGGCTACCCGACACCAAGAGCGAAAACCCTCGATTACTGTTGCGCGGGGTCGTGTTGTGGGTGACGCCAGGGGAAACTCTGGTGACTTGCTTTTGCTTTCCATTGTACGAGCGTATCTTGGACGAAAGCAAGACTGTTCGACCCTATGCCGGTGAAAGTCCGGTCGCCTGGCTCATCTTATAAATCCACCTGAAAGGAGGTGACTGCTACTGTGATGCGACGCCTTATTTCTTTGATGATGCTTTTGATGTTCATGACTTGCTTGGCGTGTGCTGGTACACAGGCCACGAACGGGGCATGGTGGGATTGTACGGCTGATCCCCTAGGATGCCATGAGTTCGGTGGCACTGGAGATGGCAGTGGTACTGTAGGGTGAGGATGGTCGGGGCTGGCCTGGTTACGTGGTGGAAAGGCCAGTACACCAGAGGGTGTTACAGTACATAGTTAGCCAGAGGGCTTCGGCCCTCTCTGCAACAGAAACAAAAAGGAGGTTACCATGAGTGTATGGACAAAGTCAGAGTTGAAAAGAGCCAAGAAGGAAGTTCTAGTAGATCGCTGTCTAGTGCTACAGAAAGCAACGGATGGGTTCTACGATGAAGTGTCACAGTTGCGTAATGAAGTGCGGTGGGCAAAAAAATACAAGGCTGACGTAGAGGAAGTTATAAACCTTCTCCGAGAGGATAAAGCAGCTCTTAGTGAAAAGAACAACCGCTACCTCAAGATAATCAAACTCTTGACGGAGGACTTGTAATGCAGGTACTGCAGAAGGAAGGAATAATTGTAGATCTCTACGGAAGAATATACTCTATCTTCTGTACGGTCTGTGGCTCAAATGAGATGAACGAAACCAAAACCCTGTCACAAGTGGAGTGCGCTTCATGTGGGAACAACCACGTGCGGGTTATCAGAGACAAAGACCTGGAGGCACACCTCTTGCTCAAGACAACAGAAAGGAGTAATCAGTGGCTGAGCTAGACATCTACAAACAGGAAGCTATCTCCCTGATGAAGATGATGCGTAGTTGGGGAGAATTCTACAAGCGACAGTTGGAGCCGTTTGGGGACAACCTTTGGGTGTTTGAGGATATGAGCGACATGATCCACATGCACCTTGATCCCTACACCGCACGGCTGAGACAGATAGGGATGCCCAAGAGTGACTTGGAACCTATCCACCTGACAATCCAAATCATCTTTCAACAGATGAACAACCACGTAAGGAGGATGGAGGAAGCACTAAGCCCTCCAGTAAGCCTATGGTTATAGAATCTCAGTGGGGAAAAGAACGTGTTGGTCATGAGCGCGAGGGGTTCCTGTCTGAGGAACCCTATGCCCATGAATGTGAGGGGTGTATTCACGAAGATACACTGGTTTCTGATATGCCCTGTCACGATTGCTACCCAACCCAGGAGAGGGAAAGCTACGAATCCCAAGACGTGATGGAGGAAACAAATGAAGGCTAATATTCTTGACTCAAGAAAATGGATGGAAAAGACAGCTCAGGTGGTTCGCCACAGATGCGCAACAAAGGAAGGCATACCAATCGGAATGGCGTTGTGCTTCTTTGATCCGATGACCACTGACCCTGATAAGCAATGGAGTTTCTCTGTTGATCTGGCATACGACCCTCATTCTGGTATAAGCGAAGAGGACAAGAAGAGAGTCGAAGACGCCTTGACCTACATCATGGCCGGTGTTCAGAGAATCTTCATGGGTGTTGATGCAGTAGGGGAGGTGAACTGATGCCTCCAGGATGGGACCAAATAAAAGACCCTGTTCCTTTTTCACTCGACATGAAACAACTAAAATACGAATGTGACAAGTGCGGTCTGGTAGATATTGCTGTAGACACAGACGAGAGGTTCGCTCCGTGGCGAATCCGGTGGGGCATCACCCACGACCTGCTGATACTCACTTGTGACAGGTGTGGTTGGTTCTTTGAAATGAAACCCAAACGTGCTACCTACAAATCCACATAATCCTCTCGCTCCGATGCAGATGAGGCTAACGCCAATCAACAACTGCAAAGGAGGTGAACGACAGTGGCGACAGGTAGATTGCACGTGTTTCTACATGACTTACACACAGAGTTCAAGGAACGCTATCCATACAAAGGACAAATGTCCAAACGTGTGAGAGAGCTAATTCAACTAGACCTGGAGGATGGTATCATGATCTTGGACAAGGAAATTCTAGCTCTAATAGACAAGGGCGATTACGATGGTGCAGTGACGGCCATGCTCCCAGGTCTCAAGAAGTTCAGAGAGACTCGTCTTGCAGAAGGCCAGAGGAAGATGGCTGCCAAGCGCAAGAAGGCTTCTGACAAGGGAAAGAAGAAGGGAGGGGTCAAGACAGAAGAAGAGTCAAAAGCAGCCCAAGCTCTTGAGGAGTTAATGAAAGGTTACACAGGAGGTTAGTATGATTCTTTTAGTCAACAGACGGTCTGACCCTGAGGCTGTACGACTTGGACACGCAGGAGACTACAGCTATCAAGAGTGGATCGTTGATGGTAAGACGTGGAGCTGTACCAGCTTGATAGATCGGTGGATAACGTACATGGACATTGTGATCCCTGAAGATCAAGACCGCTGGCCTTACCTATGGTGGGTCATACACGCAAAGGAGTGGGTATGAAATGGTATAAGAGATACACAACCAAGGAACACGTCTACAGATTGAAGCTCATGTTTAACAAAATTGAAAAGAATAGTGACCTGTCATGTGACGATCTGTGTCCTGCGGCAAGAGAACTGAGTAGTAACCAGATGGATCACTCAATATGGATCAATGATCCCTGTGTTGTATGTCGTGGCTTTCTTGGTATAAAAGATGAACTGAGGACTGATCACTCTCAACTCTGCCCTTGTCACTTCTATGGAGACAGTGAAGCAGCACACTCAGTCACCTGGAAGGCAATCAACAAGTGGGAGGCAGAAAATGCTGGATAGAGACTTCGACTGGAGCATGATGAGCAAGTTCCACAACTGTCACCGGAGGTACTACTACACCTACGTTCTGGACAGACAGCGAATCAAGAAACCAGGGACGTACCTCCCTGCTGCGATGGAGTTTGGCAGCGCAATTGACGATGCGCTGGACATCATGTACCAAATGTTTTCGCTAAACAAGACAGAGCGAGAGGTCGCTTGGTACGATTGTATCATAGATGCTCACTACGAGCCTGAGCGGTTCAAGACTCTCGCGTTCATGATGGGCCGTAAGAATTTCATTGATATGTGGGGAGATGTAACCAACAAGGGATTTTCCAAAGACAAGGGGCTGGAGATTCTTGACGAGTACCAGTCGCGCTATCTCCCTGAGCAATTCGACATTGTTGACAGCCAGGTCGCTGGTGTTGTACCAGTGGCGACTTTCAACGGAGAGGAAATCTACTTGAGAGGCAAGCTCGACGCGATCATCTACGGCTATGATCCCAACCGCTACTCTATCCTTGAGACCAAGACCAACGGACTTTACAAAGAGATTTTTTGGCTCGCGATGGAGATGAGCTTTCAGACTGATGGTTATGCTCTCATGGCAGAGTATTATCTGGACAAGACCATTCACTCTTGTTGTCTTAACGCGATTCACACCAAGGTCAAACAGGACCGGCTAGAGAGGAAACCTATCCTCTACGGAGCACAAAGACGCAAGAACTACAGGACATGGTTGTCCAACACGTTGCAAGACATAATGCGGCTGCAGGAAGCAACATGGAATAAGTATGGTCATTTTGGAGATAACATTCATGAAGCATGTATGAACGCCACGCTCGCTGGTGGTGAGCCGCAGTCAATGTGGCTTGAGAACCGGCAGAACTGCACCGCTTACATGCGCGAGTGTCCGTATCGTGAGTTGTGCGAGACAAACGTATCACCAGGTGCGCTGAGTCACTATGAACAGAACACATGGCGACCATTCATGCTAAAGGAGAAGTAACATGACTGAAGAAATACACGAAAGTTTTGTGTTGTTGAACACGATCAAGGGCATGGCAGATATACTCGGAGCCGAGTCTGTTGATCCGTGGGACTTGTTGAAAGACAGTGAGCCGTTCAACGCAGAGAATGGCGATGAGCTGTTTCGTGAGTTGACCGCAGCAGAGATCGAGTGTCGGTGTCTCATGTGGGGCATCGTCAATGTACTAGAGGCCAAGCCTCGAATGTTGGACAGCCTGTTCTGGAGAAACTTTGGTATGCCTGTCTTGTCAACGTTGACAGACGCGGTGTTTGGACTGTGCTCTACTGAGATGGCAGCCAAACGTCCTCTGCCGTTGTACACCGGCATCAGACGGAAGGGCGACAAGTTGGTGTGGGTGTTCCGTTCGCCTACACAAGAGGAACTTTTTCAACAGCAGTTGGTGAACCAGATGCACCAAATGTCAACACCAGGTGGTAGTGGGTGTAGTTGTGGACAGTGTGGCGGCAAGCCTGACCCTGATCCTAATCCACCTCGGAACCTACACTAGGAGGGCATCATGTGGTATACTGACCCTGACACCAGGCAGTGGTGTGAGCGTTGTAGAACTTTTGTCATGATGCTGTATACACAGGCTGAGTACCGTACATGGCTAGATCGGGGTTTGTGCCATGACTGCCAGAAAGGAGTACCTCAGATGGGATGGATAGCGCATAACGTAGAGGAATTTGACGAGACGCTGCTGAGTCTCATGCACGACAAGATTCAAGAGTTGTCTGGCTCAGAACTGTACGACCTGTGTGTCAAAATGTGGGGCACAAATGCAGCAGTCAAGCTGGCTCTTGAGGCCGAGCAGCTCATGATTGAAAGGAGGATGGATCTTGAGCCACCTGACCAATTTTAGTTTGTTTTGTGACAAGTGCCTTGACCAAGGGGTGTTGATGGTCAAGATTGAGCAAGGCTGGTCTGTTGACGAGGACGGTTGTAAAGAACCTATCGTCACCGGTGTTGCTCTTGAAGCTGAGTGTACCCATTGTGACAACAAAGAACGGAAGGAGGTGTGGTAGTGTTGGAGGCTAAGATTCACCAACTGGACGAATTTCTACAGAGGGCCTACTGCTTCATTGGGACTCCTGGAACAGAGAAGACCCGGACTCTGAGAACATTCAAACCAGCTGAGTGGCAAGAAGGAGATCACCCCTGGATGTACGTGTTCGCCTGTGACAGGAAGAAAGATGGCGGAATGTCTGTGCTGAAGGGGATTCCTGGGATTGAGTACGATGTGTACGTCAACCCTGAAATGCACAAGATACCTGCGATGGGGTCTAGGTATGAATTCCCTGAACCCTATGCGCTTGGTCATCTTATCGAGAAGTTCAACGCCATCATGGACTTGGCTCGTGACCCTGATACGTTTCCCTATACCGTAGTGGCGATGGACACTGCTACTGGTCTGCGGGACATTATCTTCGATGAGATATTCTACAAGTCGCGGAATAAGAAGATGAATCCCAAAGTCAAGCCTGAGCTACAAGCTCGTATTCGTCCGTCTATGGATGACATTGGAAATTGTCAGTGGTACATGATGCAGTACATCAAGGCGTTGAACCAGCTGCCTTGTGCTACCGTCACGGTATGCCACCAGTATTTTGTTCAGGAGGACATGGAGGGGAAGATGAAGATTTTCCCTCAGCTGCCTGGGAAGAAGATCAACGATGATTTCCTGGGTCTGTTTGATGAGGTTCTCTATTTCAGTAACAAGATAGGTGGGCAGATCGAGGTACAGACGCAGAGGACTTTAACCATACCAGCACGAACATCACAACCCGCTCTAGCACCAGTCGAAGTTCCTGACTTTCAGGTCTGGGCGGAGAAGATGCTAAGATATAAGGCTGGTCTAATGAATTAACAAAGGAGGTGAAGTAGATGCAAACAGGTTATGACTACACAGACATGAATAACGTGGTAGAGGCGATTGAGAATGATCAGCAGTTCACCGCTGACGTGATCAGCATTGCCGTGTCTCTGAGAGCGGGACAGATGGAGTTCAGAGTAAGTCCGGTGAGTAATGGATTCCTAGTCGCAGCAGGGACGAACGTGTTCATCGCCAAGACCGCTGCAGATGTGGGCTTGTTGACCAAGACGCTGTACTCCAGTGACTTGACCAACGAGAAGATTCTGAAGAGACTGCGGAGAATGACTGGCAAGATGTAAACAGTGTGTCGGTGGCCGATGTTGGTAAGGCGCATGACTGTGGCTCATGTATGACGTGGGTTCGATTCCCACCCGACACCCCAAGAAAGCCCTGTAGCTCAACGGTAGAGCGCACGACTGATAATCGTGTGGTAGTGGTTCAACTCCACTCAGGGCTACCACAGAAAGGAGCGATATGCTTTCAAGACCTGTTGATAGTGACGCGAAGCAGAACGTATTTCCTGCTATGGAGGCGGGGTACTTCAAGTTTCAAGTCAAGGAAGTGGCAGAATGGGGAACCAACAAAGACCTTGAGATTAAAGGGTTGATGGAGAAGTTAGACGCTGTTGATGCTGAGAACGTCAACGTGATTTCTCTCCGTTGGAACCTCCAGGTTGTGGAAGATCCCCGCTATGATGGAACTCAGGGGAAACCACAGACACGTTTCTGGTTCACCACTTATTGGGCGTCTGACGAGAAAATCCAGGCGAGTTATGACAATTCCGTAGCGAAGTACTTGGAGAAGAATCCCACTGCGGATGAAGATGAGATCGCCGAGCGCGTCCACAAGTGGAAACCTCAGGCAAATCTTCATGAGTTCTTGTACTACTGTGACCTGATGGACTTGGTCGAGGACGAGGAGAACAACATGGTCGAGTACGTCCCCAAGGGATGGACTTTCGGTCAAGAGGCAGAGGCTGTCACCGCAGCTCTGAACTCCATTGTCTACGGCAAGATCGGTCCGAGGGAGTTTGCTGGAAAGAAGTACAAAGATGCTCTGATCAAGGTTGCCAGAGTGCATGAGAAGTAACACAGCCAGGGGAAACCGTACTACTCGCTTGAGTAGGCCCCAGGGGGGATGTTGGGCAGCGGTACAGACGTAATCCCCCCGCAACAGAACAACAAGGAGGATGAGATGGTGTACTGGATAACAGGTAAAGCTGGCAGTGGCAAGACTACGTTTGCACAAAACCTTAAACTTCAGAGAGAAGCGCGCGGAAAATTTGTTGTGCTGCTTGACGGAGATGAATTTCGTGAGGTGCATTACCCTGAGTTGGGGTTTACCAAAGAGGATATTCAAAAGCATTTGGTTCACATGGCTACCGTGGCCGCTCGTAGAGAACGGAATGGCTTTGAGATCATCATCGCTTGTGTTAGCCCCTACAGGGAATTCCGCCACGATCTTCAAGATATGTTTCAGGATTGTGTAGAGATCGAACTGAGAGGCGGTAAGATGTGGGCGGGTACCAAGTATGAATCAACCCTGTGGATTACTGACACGATTGATGAGTTTTGGAAGACAGAGGACAGTATATGAACTGGATGGAAATGCTAAACAAGTATGGGCCTAAAGCCCCATACAACTACGACACGCTCGTCCTCCCTGAAGGTCCTGCCCACGCCAAGATGGTGTTGGTGGGGGAGGCTCCTGGAGAAGATGAGATTTGGCACAAGCCGACTCCCAGGCCGTTTGTGGGGAGCGCAGGGAAGTTGCTGGACAAGATGCTATCTGAAGCGGGTATCAACCGCTCGGAGTGCTTGATCTTGAACACCAGCTGGGAGCGACCAGATGATAATAAATTCCAGTCGCATTTCTACACACGCGAAACCAAACCCGTAAGATGGGTTCCAACAGAGAGGTTGAAAAAATGGCGTTTACTCCTAAGAAGACTATTGGCAGAGCTGCAGCCCTATGTGGTGGTTGCGTTCGGAAACGAACCATTACAGGCATTATTAGGGGTTGGTGCAATCACGAAGAGACGTGGTTCAATTTACCATCATCAAGATGGTTACAAGATAGTCCCTACTGTCCACTCTGCAGCAGTGCTACGTGGGTGGAAGATGAGGTCACTGGTAATTTTCGACCTAGAACGCGCAAAGAAAGAATCGTTGACACGACAGTACACCGAACCTTCTCTAGATTTAGACATCGATCCAGAGTACGTTGATGTTATCAATTACCTGGACTGGATCATTGAGAACAAGATCAGCACGACCATCGACTTGGAGACAAGAGCGGACCACATTGCTTGTCTAGGGATAGGCCACAAGCCTGACTATGCTTTGGTGATTCCCTTCATGCGCACGGTGGGCCACTACTGGAGACTGGACAGAGAGGCGCAGATCATATGCCGCCTGGCGAAAATCCTGACTGATCCTGACATTCCTGTTGATGGTCAGAACTTCTTTTCATTTGATGCGTACATCTTCTGGCAAGAGTGGGGGATCGTACCACAAGGGATAGACTTTGACACTATGCATGCCCAACACCTGCTCTACCCTGAGAGGTTTGGGGTCAACATGGGTCTTGGCCTGGCGCACTTGACCAGCCTATTCACTGACCCTGTGATGAACTACTACAAAGACGAGGGGAAGGTATGGGAGAAGAAGATTGGGGAGATTCAATTCTGGAAATATTGCGGAAAGGACGTCTGCGCGACCCGTCAAGTAAGGCAGGGCCAAGAGACAGAACTGCAACAGAGGTCATGGCCTATCAAGATGCCCACAACGTTTGGTTACAACAACAATACGAGCACCTTGAAAGACTTAACACAGGCAGACTTCTACAACAACTTCACACGAAGGCTCTCAACATGTCTCCTGGATTTGCAAGTGCAGGGTATCAAGATAGATTTAACACGCCAGTCTCAACTATACACATCCAACAAGCAAAAGATCAACTGGATGCAGTCAGTCATAGACGAGACAGTGACAGAGGGAACGCTGGGACATATTACCTCATTGAATGTTCGCTCAGCCCCTCAAATGAAAAACCTGTTGTATAACTACTGGAACCTGCCGCGACAGTACAAGAGGGTGAGTGGTCGTAAGACGTTGACGTGTGATGAGGATGCACTCAACAAGCTCAAGACTAACAACCCTGAGCTGCAGCCGTTCTTTGATTTTCTGCTGAAACAGAAGGAGATACTTCAGGAGCAGAACTTTCTTAAGTCACAAGCCGCACCTGATGGGAGGATGAGGACAGTCCTGTCGGTGAGTGGTACTGAAACAGGGAGACTCGCATCAAGAACACCACCATGTGGTTTTGGTACGAACTTCCAGAACGTCAAGAACCGTCTGCGTCAGATATTCATAGCAGATGAAGGGATGGATTTATATGCTGTTGACTCGTCTCAAGCAGAAGCTCGTGTGGTTGCGGTTCTTGCTCAACAGTGGGACTTGGTCGATCTACTACAAGGGGACCTGGATGTTCATTGGGAAACCGCCAAGAGAATCTTCAAGCTCCCAACTGCGTTGGTCTATGATGCCACCAACGTGGAACACTACAGGATGCGATACATCAGCAAACGCGTCATCCACGCCAGCAACTATGGAATGAGCTGGTACAGATTTAAACAGATGCTCTTGACAGATGCAGGTATTGATCTGACAAAGCAGGAAGCAGAGGCATTACTTGAAGCATACCATAAGATTTACCCTAACATCAGGCGGGTATTTCATCAAGGGGTGGTCAGGAAACTCAGAGTTGATAGGGAACTACATACGTGTTTCGGACGTGGACGAATTTTCTATGACCGTTGGCCTACCAGCAAAAGTGGAGGAGAGTTGTTTCGGAAAGCCTATGCATACGTCCCTCAGTCCACCGTCGGTGACCTTGTCAATCACGCTCTGGTTGATTTTCATGATTGGTCTAAGACTACTATGGATAGAGTCCAAGTGTTACACCAGAACCATGATGAGATTCTTTACCAGAGTATGCCGTCTATGGCTCGGGCCGCTGGTCAGAAAGTTCAAGAGCTGATGACAAGAACAATGGTTCTTGAGGGTTATGAGTTGAGTATACCTGTAGAGTTTATGAAAGGAAAAAATTGGGGATACAAGACAGGAGAAAATCCCCACGGACTAGTTGAATGGAACTTTTAGAAAGGAGGAAGGAATGATCAAGACAACACAAATGTGTGATCCAGGTACACACTGGAAATCTGGTCACGGTGATTTTTGTAGTGCTTGTGGTGCCACTGGTATGGAGATTCAAGAACAGGTACTAGAGGCGGCTAGCTTGCCAACTGAAGAAGGACGGAAAGATGATGCTGGTAAGAACAAGCTTGATCTCATTGATCCGATCTTTACTCATGAACTAGGAAGGGCCTTGACCTTCGGTGCCAAACGGTATGGTGAACACAACTGGATGAAGGGGATTAAGTTCTCAAGAGTCTATGGTGCGTTACAGAGACACTTGACCGCATGGTATGGGGGAGAGACAATAGACCCTGACAGTGGTAATCACCACCTAGCTCATGCTGCCGCGATGTTGATGATGCTTGTCAGGTACGACAATGACTACATCTATGATGAGTTTGATGACAGGAAGTACAAGGAACCACCCATGAGTTTTTACGGTGGTGAATACGAACCTGAACTACCTCCTGGAGAGCTGCCTACTCTAGGAGATGATCACGTACCCTACAGGTGTTTCTGTGATGCGTGTCAAGCGATGAGAGAAAGATTTGGTGATTACCCTGATCCAGAATAGGAGGTGGACTAATGTCAGTAGTAGACATGGAGGACATGGACAAACGAATTGCTGCCATGAACAGAAGATTGGCAATCAAAGAAGAACAAGAGGCACAACAACCACGACCACAAGAGGCACCACAAAAGATGGACATTGACAGCCTGCCTCCATACACACGGCAGATGATGATGGCCTTCCAAGACTGGACAGGGAACAGAAAACACAGCGCGAAGTGTCCTTCTTGTAAATGGCAAGCAACCATCACCAGGGGAAAACCCCTAGTCGTCACCATGAACATACCAGTCATGCGTGAGATGTTGGTGTGTCCGTTTGTCATCTGTAAGAATTGTGGGCTGTTGTTCTTGCCCAACTTCGCCAAGCAGATAGTTAACCAGGCAACCAAAGCAGAAGAACAACTGATGGCAATGCAAGAGGGCGAATCTGATGGCGCGTAAGTGTACTAACTGGTTAGCCAAGTACATTGAATTTACGAGTATGTCAGAGGCTCCACAAGAGTACCACCTGTGGGTTGGATTGACCATCGTGTCTGCTGTTCTCAAGAGACAAGTCTACAGGGACAGAAAGAAATTCATTACTTGGCCTAACCTCTACACATTTCTGGTCGGGCCACCAGGGACAAAGAAGTCCAGTGCGATTAACATAGGGGAAGAACTTGTTAAGCAAATGCAAGATCCTCCCTATGTCATAGACACGTTCCACACTGCACCTTTTTTGGTCTCCACTCTAGCGGCAGTGACAGCCCAATATAATCCAGGACGTACACCGTTCTTGATCATTGGGGATGAAGCTCCGGCTTTCTTTCGTAGGGCCAAGTACGCAGAGGATTTGATCCCGCTGTTGATACGTATGTGGGATTGCAAGAGTGGAGGTGCAGGTGGAACTCAACTCAGGGGGTTGGAGAACGTCATCAACCCCTACGCCACTGGACTCTGGGGGGTAGTCCCCGACATCCTGGTGGACATCATGCCACCTGAAGTGATACGCGGGGGGTTTGCATCAAGAGTGATTTGGGTTTACTCAGACGACACTAAAAGATGCTTCCCCTTCCCTGAAGATATACCCGACCTTGATCCTGAGATAGAGAAAAGCCTTGTCCATGACCTTAACGAAATGGCCTTACTGAAAGGAGAATTCAAACTGACAGATGAAGCACACAAAGCGTATGCTGACTGGTACACACACCACCGTACACAAGTAGTGAACACTGTAGATGATCCTCGTAGGATAGGCTATGCCAACAGGAAAGGAGAAATGATCTTCAAGGTCATGATGTTGTTGAGTGTGATAGAAGGAGACTCACTGCTAGTAGAGGAGAGACACTTCGATGCAGCAGTTGATATGATAGAAATGCTTGAGCCTCACTTAGCTAAGGTCTACCAGGCCACAGCGAAGTCAGCTCAGTACGTCGAAACCGTTGACAAGATACGTGCCTTCATTATCAAGAAAGGAGGCAAGGCCAATCGCTCTGAGGTAACTAAATACTGTTACAACAACGGTATCATGCTACAAGAACAGGACGTTGCGCTTGTTCAACTTGGCGCTGAAGGTTGGCTTAGGGACGAAGTGAAAGGAAGAGTCCTATGGTACGTGAAGAACTAGTTGACCAGAAAAAGGTTTTAATGTATGAAGAGATTGCTAACAGATGGGCATCAACGACACCGCAAGATGTTGAACTGTCTTTGCAGGACGTGATGTGTATCTTCGTGCGGACACTCAAAAAGTTAGGAGGAAAATAATGCCAGGAATACTTGAACGAGCTTTGATGATCTTGTTGACGATAGCAGTGATTCTCTGTGTCGTCACCCTAGTAGGGGCCAACGCAACTCACACATTCACACCTGATGATCTTGAATGGGTAGAGGGTACTCTCCCTGATGGGAGGACCGTTACCTGGTATCAGTTGAAGAAACACCCTGACCAGGCATTTGGGATGGTTATCTGGTGTGAGAAACATGAAGGCTTTCACGCTGTCATCTTACGCCATGGACAGTTGGTTGCTGCGCCTTTTATATTTTCTAACATCGACAACGCCAAAGCATTTGTAGAAGGGCTTGCCGAATATCAATTCAAACAACACATTGAGAAGTATCACCCAGAGCTGAAGAAACACCCTGCCTAACGAAAAAAGGGGAGTAGTTGTTAGCTACTCCCCTTCCTTTCTAACTTCCGTTCTTCTTCAACAGGTCAATCACCAAGTCAAGCTTACCCGAGGTCGCTTCTCTATGTAGCTCGAACTCCCGAGTCAACTCCCCTTGGGTTACACATGACAGCAGGTGGGTTTGAATATCGTCCATCCGATCCTGTACTTTCTCAACTTGTTCAGGGAGATTGACTATCTTACCCACCCCCTTCACGGCAGCACCAATCCACTTCATCGTTACCTCCCACCTCCAAAGACACTCTGCAGTTTCTCTGCTGGTGTAGCATACTGTTTTGATGCCTTTGGTGTCAGGCGTTGTCCAAACGGTTTCAGTTGAGGGACTTCTCCTATTCGCGCAAGTTCCTTATACACCAGAGATCCTGGTATGAAGTTATCCCATGCCTTCTTCAGAGCTGTCTCAAATCGCTTCTCCATTCCATCAATATCGCCACCAAGAGCAGCACGAATTCCGCCTAACATCTTAATGAACGGATCAATCTGGGGAGGTGCTTCACCTTCTACAAAGGGAACCTTACCTGTGAATGGGCCAAGCGCGATTGTCCTCAAGCCCTTCTGTACACTCCAGTCTAGCACTTGAGTAACAGCAAACAAGAGCACAAGATTGTTTGCCATAGCCGTAGCTAGTGGCACGTAGTCCCGACCCTTGGCAAGCCGTCCTAAGTTTTTGGTGAACTCAAGATAGTTTAACCACCATGTCTGATATGTCATAGCCATTCGCCCTGGCACTCCCGCACGGTAGCCAAACAGAGGTGACTGCTCCTTACCATACAACCACTGAGTATCACCAATAGCCTCCTTAGCAATAGAGTCACGGATGTCTTTGACCACATCACCAGGAGTCACGTACTTCTCCCCATGCGAGAATTCCTTGATGATCTTGTTCACTCTTGAGTAAGCAGGAGAACCCTTCTTGTACTTAAAGCGATACATTTCATCAAGTGCTCTATAAACCTTAGCCTTGTCTCGAATGGTCTTTCTCACCGAAGGTCGGAACCTGCGCAACTTGATCTTGGTGAAGAACTCCTCTGTCATGCCAAGCTTCGTGTAGAAGTGGTCAAACTTAGCAGCCATACCAAGACCAGAAACCATACGGTTCATCTCATCCGACTTGCGGAACATCCACATCAAACCATTGCCAAACTTGTCAAGCTTCCCGGGTCGTATCAACGTCCTTCGACTGTACTCCCCAAGAGATTCCTGCAAGCCCTTGATGTCTTTGATGTATTGACGGTTCTTACCACTTAGCAACTTTCTGTACCCATGGATCAACCACCTGTTACCAATCATAGGACCAGTGGTGATCATAGGCTGGAGTAAGTTTCGAGCAGCAGCAAACGGTCTCAATCCCATGTGAGCGTAGTAGGGCAGGTTGTTGAGAAAACCTGCCATCTGCACCATGCCTTTGGTAGACATGTTCTTGAAAATCTTACCTACTACAGGCATGTAGCTCCCTAGGTGGGCCAGCGTTCCTGCTAGTCTGTGGTCCATCACCGATGGGATGCCCATCTGTCGGGCCATGTAGTGCTTCATTATATCTCGAACATCTGACTTGACCTTGAAGTCCTTGAAGGTCTTGTACATCTTACTAACCTCAGGACGCAGATGCTTGAGCTTTGTGAACGTACTGATGTAAATCTGACTTAGCTTTAGAATATCGGTCTGGGGATTTTCAATTAATCCCTTTCTTACGTGCTCCATGAATCCCTTGACGTGCTTGGGTAGTTCAGGAACCAGTGGCGTTTTCGTACCACCAAAGAGGAAACTTATCACAGACTCGTCCCTGAGCAACGGCCAGTATTCCTTGATGTACCGTTTCTTAGGCAGGACACCCAACTTGACAAGCTCGTTGAACATCTCATCAAACATCTGTCGGAAATCCTCGTGAGCTTTTCGCAGCCTCGCAGCAGTGGAAGCTCCCATCTCTTTCACCACAGGTTTGTAGAGATCATCCATCAAGTCAATACGAGCCTGGAGGTACTTCGGGTCAGAGACAGCTACCTTCAACTGCTTAGCGATTTTTGCATCAAGCTCATAGATCTTCTTCAACTGGTTACGGTTCAACCCTTCACTGATCTTCCGTACCCTGTCCATCAACTTCACCTGATGGAAGTTCCTGTTAGCCACTGCCTTCAACGCAGGGTCAAAGAACTCGTGCATCATCCAGGGGATCTTTTGTCCCAGCTTCTCAAACATCCAACGTGCTGGTTGTAGAGTAGTCAAGAACCCTACCCTGACATTAGTTTCAGCAGGGCCGTAGATCAACATCTGTTCTGTAATTTGTTCGGGGAGAACCTCACCCGCTTTGAGCTTCTGTAGATAGGACGAGTAGGTGTGCAACTCATGTTCTGTCCAGCCCGCGATAGTCTTGACCCGTGGGTTCACATACCCACGGAGCTTGTTCAAGTCAGACTTCCGCATCACCCCTTGTCTGTAGAGGTAGCCTTCCATTCTACGAACAGAGTCTTTGGATTTTAGCAACTCCCAAGCGGAATTTCTGGGGAATTGGTGTGTCTCGGGGTTGCCTCTAAACATACGAAGTTGTTGTGCGCCTCTCCTGGTCTTGAACTTAGCCATGTCAAACACTTCTGAAGTACCGTCAGCAAGACGGAGCTTAACCTGGTCTGCTGTCCAAGAATCAAGCTTCCCTGAGATTAGACGTTCGGTCGTCTGGACTGTCACGTCCTCGCCCATGAGCTTGAAGTAGAGAAGCATGTCTGGGTTTTGGAAAAACTCTTGAGATAGTTTGATCGCACCTGGGAGATCTTTAGCTGCACCACCAGAGGCAACATCCTGAAACATATCCATAGCAGAGTCCATGCCTTCATCAGCAAGAGACTTAGAGGAGATGTTCCTGGGGTTGAGCGTAGGCACTTCACTAGAGGTCACACGATGTTTGGCCCATAGTCGCTGAAGGTCTTTCAGTCTGTGCTTTCGGACTAGAGCAGGTACTCCCATCAACCCCTCTAGTCCACCGAAGACAGCACCCTCAAGCAACGAGCCTTTGAGTATGTCCTCCATAGACTCGCCTTCTATCAAGCCTCGTGCAGCACCAAGACCAGCACCAGCAGTAAATCCCTGAAGCACTTTGGGAACCATCCCCACACCAGGGATAGCCACCCTAGCTGCTTTCAGCGCACCTGTCACAGGCACGAATGAACCAGCGATCTCTGCTCCTGCCTTAGCCCATGCTGGGGGAGCTTCGTACACTTCCTCCCCCAGAGCTGCCGCAACATCAGGAGTAGGGTCTAACAACCCAAGACTAGCACCCTTCACCGCATGTGCACCAGCCGTGAGACTGGCAGACAATGTAGTTTTGGCTAGATCATCAAGTAAACTAGGCATCTCTTCTCCTATTGTTGCATGAATCCGCCAAGTTGTTCGTAGGTACCAGTGGTACCAGCCGCACGTTGAGCCGCCATCTTACGTGCAGCTCTCGCAGCTCTCATCTTCTTGGCTGTGATATTAAGTGGGTCTTTCTCCAGAATCTTCATGAGCGCATGGTCTAGCCGCTCACCAGGATCTCCGGATGTTCTCTTGATCTCTTCGATTACCTCATCTGCTTCATCCCCGAGCGTTTCTCTGAGGGCGACTTCAGCAGGAACTAACTGCTTGGTCATCTCCTGCATTTCCTGCTCCGGTGGTTGGATAGGGGCAGCTTGTGGTGCAGGTTGTGGTTGAGCGAACGGAGGGATTTGCGGTGGTGCTTCTTCTCCACCGGCCATTGCCTCTGCGTCTGTCACACCCATTTTCCAAGGCTGTCGTTCTGGCTGTACAAAGGGCGACGCTTCTTGAGCAGATGGACTAATCTCCTGCATCAAACGTTGGATTCCCTTGGTGAGCCAGCTCGGTTCCTCTTCATAACCTTCAAGCTTAAGCTTCCCTTCACCAGTGTACTTTGGTAGTCCAGAGACATCAGCGTCAATTCCCTTGAGCAAGTTGTCCAGTCTATCAACAGCTGAGTTGTAGCTCTTCTCCAGACCCATGCGCAATCCCTTGGGGTAAGCATCTTTCTCCTTGTGGATTTGGATCAACTGCTTCTCAAGAGCACCAAGTCTAGCTTCAGCTCTCTGCACCAGGGTCAGCTTCTGTTGAAACTCACGGTACTTGCCTGTCTCTATAGCAGACAACCCACCAGGAGAGTGCCAAGCCATAACCATCTTGTTATGCTCTCGCTCTTCCTCGGTGAGATCGGTGCCTGTGTAGTATTTAGGCTTCTGTCCCTGGAGCATTCCTAGAAGCTCTTGTTTCAACTCAGGCCAAGAGGCAGCAGATGCTTCTCTTTGCTGTCTGAGAACACTACCAGCCTCATGTGGTCTGAACTCGCTGGGATAATCTTGACCAGCCGGGAGATGCTTCATGAACAACTCCGGCCGACTTCTTCTTATGTCAGGTGTCGGTGGTATGTATGCCATGATTGTCTCCTATATGCTGTACATAGGTATTCCAGTAGGACTGGAATATCCGCTTGGTCGTCTTAGGGTAGGTACAGCAGTCACAGGTTCATTAGTAGCAGAGGTTGCCCTACTGCCTACTGTAGGTGTGTAGGGAGCCTGTTGACTTTGACCATACTTCATCATGTCAAACTCTAACTGCTGTTGTCTGTTCTGCGCTTGACCACCGTAGTATTGGTCATAGAGCTTGAGCTGCTGAGACTGCCGCGCGTTCTTCTGTTGTTCTTGATACTGCATGGTTCTCTGCTGCATCTGCTGGTTCATTTGATTCATAGCCATGTTATGCGCGTTCTGTGCCTGTGCGATTTCCTTGTCTGTAGTCGCGCGAGACATAGCGATCTTGAGGTTGTTGTCCAGAGTTTCCTTGTGCATCTGGTACTCTGTCTCAAGTCTCTGTACGAATTGATGCTGCTGTTGTGCTTGGGCAGCGTCAAACCTAGCCATTGCCTGTGCGGATTCGTGTCTGACCTGTTCCGCCTGGGTCTTGGCAACCTCGGCCTGACTTCCCATCTTACCAGCAGCAGCAGCCACATCACCAGCAGCACCAGCGTATGCTCTCACTGCTTCAGGTAGGTATCTCGCCACCACATCACTGACCTCACGACCAGCAGTGGCAGCCTGAGAGATCGCCTGTTGACCAGCAGTAGTCAACAAACCCTCTGTATCAGCACGGAACCCACCAGCCATTCCTTCATAAAGCTTGGTAGGATCTGTCTGAATATCCACCTGTGGTGCACCAGCTGCGTACTTCTGTGTCAATTGGTTCAAGTCTGGTGCGCTGAACTGACTAGCTGATACTCCTGTTCTCGCACCACGACCAGCTCCAAATTCAGTTGATGCTGTTCCTGGTTGTCTCGGTTGATACTGACCAAGCAGACCGCTTCTGACCTGCGCAGGGTATCCCGGTTGAGCCATGTTACACTCCTTTTAGTTTATTGATCCACTCTTTCCAAAGCGAACGTGGTTGAGCCGGAAGAACCTCGATGATCTCAAGAGGCTGCTCTTCTTCTTCTTCCACTTCTTCGATTTCTTCCTCAAATCCTCCGCGTACTAAATCTTCAAGTCCCCACGCATGTTCTACCAGTTCCGCGTAGTAGTCACAGGTATCACACTCCTTGTAAAAAATCCTGTTGTTGTGACAACCCTTGACAACCTCACCGCCCATTAGCCCACCGCACTCACAGAAACCAATCAATGCCAGAGGCTCCAGCTTCATCATTGCCTCTCGCTTTTCTCTCTGTTCCCTGCGGTACTTCTCTTTCTTGTTCGCGTCCCTGATCCTCTCACGTTCTACGGGATCTGTGACACCTCGTCGACGTTTGTTGTTGACGATAACTCTAGCACCTTCTATCAAGTTCGTAGTATCAACGCCTAGAGGCATCAGCATATTGAGCATGTCCATCATCGCGTCAATCTGATCTGGCCTATAAGCCTTGAAGAACTTGTTCAACGTCTTGTTCTTCTTTAACACCATCCTCCACCTCCTGCCCCTGCACAAGTCCATTCGACTTTCTCATGAAACCAATAACACTCTGGATCTCCAAAACAATTACCATGTGATGTCACACACGGAGGCTTGCAGCTAGAGACCGCGTTACTACAGGTACTTGACGGACGACACCAAACAGTGTACTTATAACAATCCACCCCACAGAGGATTGTCTGGTTAATGTCCTGTACGTTGCAAGCACCTGGTCCACACACACCATTTGTAACATCACAGATGGTAACGTTACCTGTATCCCAATCACCGTTATCTGTCACACGACATTCATTGCTGCTGGCAGTCCAGGCGGGACAACCATCTTGCTCAGTTAGCGTGACGTAGAAAGTTCCACACGCGTTTGCTCCTAACGTTGCGGTGATCTTACTACCATCGTTGTTCAACGACACAGTAATGTCAGTACAGTCACCAGCACAAGCAGGAGTCGCATTAGGACAGGGTGGAGACACAGTGAAATCCACTGTGCTGTTGGTAGTCGCTGTAGCAGAGCCACTAATCGTAGGTTCAACACAACACGTGTCACAACCCACAATGGGAATCTCAATATGAGACTGTGAACCATCACTTGACTTGATGGTCACTATCACTACGGGAAACTCTTCGTCTGGTGTGTACCCTGACTCTAAGCAGATGTCAAAGTGTGTACCAGACAACAAGCTAAAGCCAGTCGTGCCAACATACGAATCGCTCTTGGCCGTGACACCAGGCCCGACTGAAACCAACCCACCTGTTGGGTCATTGATACTAGAGACAGAAGCAGTTGAGCCACAGATACACGTGATAACACTGCACCCACCATCACAGTTCAAATGCGTAGGCAGGCAAGCCACAGGACAGCCTGGTTCATAAACCGGTGGGGGTAGACCATCACCAGGTCTCCAGGGCGGAAACGGATCAACGCCCCAGGGTGGAATATCAGGGACACTAAAGACCAGCTCGCCATGAGGATGAGACTTCAAGTTGAAGTAAGGTTTCTTGAGCCACGAGTGACGTTCAAGAAGTTTGACCTTCTTGTAAATCTCATGCTCTGTGATACCTTTCCTCATGGCGTGGTAGTCATCAAACGCCCAAGGCTTTGCCCAGCTGTACCTATATCCCGGTTGCTGCTTCAGAGACATCTTTCTTCTTCACCAAGTAACCAAAGAGTTCTTGCCTAACACCAGCAGTATTGGTGGCGAACTTGAGACGCGTAGAGTGAAACTTGTTCTCCATCGCTGTACCTCCACTGTCTGCATCACCAATGCCGACCTTACCAATAAAGGTAGAATACCCAGCTCTCACCATCGAGATAGTCCCTAGAGTGGTAGCATTAGTTGCACCATCTCCTTTAAGTCCGACAGTAACGCTCCCTGCTGATTGTGCTTTGCCGAAGAGGAATACTCCACGGTGAGCGTACATGCTGAGGAGTCCTGACCACTGATCGCCTGTTTCAACATAGCAATCAATCGCACCCTCTGTTCCATTCGTGTACACATCATTTGAACCATTTTCAAGACGGTAGACTCGTCCATCTGTACCACCTCCATAGCTCATCCTCTCAAAGTTCCCATCAACTACAGACAACCCACACTCAATGTCTGTCAGTCTCGGGTTAGGACCACACCATTTCTGAAAGTGTGTGTTATAAGCAAACTCTGTCAAGGTCGGAGTCGTACCTGACCAGATCAGAATATGATACTCATGCTCAATAGGATCGAACCATGAGTAAGACAGGTCACGATAACCAGACTTGATGGTCGTTGTGGTTTCCGTAGGATCCCAATAGTTATCCAGATCTTCTGAGACTTTCCAGACCTTAACACCGTCAACCGCATAGATACCATCATACGCCTGGAAGAACACAGCATGACGAAAGTCAGTTCGACCATCAGGAAGCGTAACCCAGGTTCGTACCAACTTGGCTGTGTGTGGTGCGACACAGCCAATCGTGTCGTCCAACAACAGCGTACCAAAGTTGTCTGGAGAATCTCCCTGAAGCATCCAAACCTCGTTCCTCTTGAACACAATCATTTCATTGAAGAACGGAACCGCACACGTCACACCGTCTTTGTTTCCGAAGGTGATCCGAGGCCAGGTAGCAGATGTGTCAAAACCACTCAGAGCAAAGGGGTTCTTGTAAGCAGAGAAGTCAGCTGTGTTAGGAGCCTCACGATGACCGAACAAGAAGAGACGGTCTTTGAACTTGGCTATCCAGGAGTAATTGTTAACATCCGCATATCGTTTGGGTGCAGGGATACCAGCAACTTTCCACAGTCTCATTTCGTCATTGGTATCGTTGTAGAGTTTCGCTGAGAAGGTCAACTTGTACCAGTACATTGGCAGCTGAATACCAGCGTTCGGCAACGTACAAGGCTTAACATCTTTACCCTTGTCCTCAAGCCGTACCTCACCAGTCTGTGCGAAGGTCTTGTCACCAGTAGAGTCAGCAGTTCCGTCGTTGATCTCATCTGCAGCAAAGGCAGTGAAAGACGTACCGTTCCAGTACGACACAGTGAGAGTCGAGTCACTCCCGTCGTTGGTGTACTCCTCTACAAAGTGCAACTGAAAGCCCATCACACGATAGGGGAATCCTACGTAGATTTCATCTGCAGCCGCAATATCCTCATCTGCTGTGGCATCTGTGAACTTGACATACATACTCTTGGAGTCAATCAACACCTTGTCAAGTGCGTCAATCCAAGCATCATCAGTACCACCAGCCCCTGCATCGTCATACCACAGGAACCCTGAAGGGACAACAACTTTCCCGTCCGACAGATCATCTAGCTCCCACCAGTCTTTCGTGGTTGTGATCTTGGTAACGTCGAAGTTGTCTAGTGTGACGTCAGATGTAATCCTGTACCAGAACGCCACTACACCGTTAATCTTACGTGGATATTCTACACTCTCGTTGGTAGTTCCATCCCTAGCAATCTGTGTCCAGGACATAGTACCGGACTGAGAGAATGGCGTATCTGCACTTGCTTCTGTTCCATCTGTCACAGTTCCTACTGTAGTCCAAGCAGAACCGTTCCAGTATTGAATCAAGATAGTAGCAGAGCCAGTCGCGTTCTTGTTGGTTCCTAGTGTCCAAGCGATCCCATCAATAGGCTGCAGACAACCAACATACAGAGCCTCGTTATTCGCAAGTGTGTCAAGAGTAATAGTCAGCTTAGTGTTAGTGTCGTTGTCTGTTACTTCATCAACCCCTATCTGAAAAGTCTTGTTATCTTCTGCCGCTGCTGTAGTAACGTTCCCAACATCCGTACCATAGAGGAACATAATCGGGTAAGGGGTCGCGCCTTGATACGCAATGAGGTCTTTCTCTGAGTTACAAATTGCGTGCTCTTCAACAGAGCAGAATGAAGGAATCCCACAACCAGAACTAAAGCTAAAAAGAGAAGAGCCAAGACTGCCGGCCCCAGCGCTGCTCTCAGGGATGCTGTCAAATTTGTAAAGTGCTTTCTCGTCACTGACAGCATAGACGTCCTGGTAGAACGACTGCTCAAATGTGTAAGTGTGTTGCCAAAGCGTTTCAATGTCACCTCCACTAGCAACAGCGGTGTTGTTAAACCTTCTCATACCCGAGCGGGTTTCCAACCCAACGCCTCCCTGAGAATACCTCATATTCTGCAGAGCGACATAGTTGTCCTTTCCTACTAGAAAACCCTCCCTCGCAGTGATGAGCTTCCCACCGAATAATCCCTCTTCATAAGGGGTGTCGTCAAGATAGTCAGGCATGATCTCTCCTAGGTAAAATTTCTCATATGTACAGACCGTGCCACCATAACCTCACGGTTCTTAAGATAGTCAATCAGATCGTACTCCAACTTGGTGTACCAGGCTTTCAACTCCGTGAGCTTCCCCTGTTGCGCGACGTCGAACATCAACGCACGAATCGCTGCACCTTGTGCGATAACTTCGAGGTGTCCCCTAGGAGTCTCCGGTATTGAGGAGTAAACTGAATCGGTAGAGGGAGTGGACGCAAAGTCGATAGTGAGGACGCGTGTGCTTCCCACATAGTCCGAAGCTGTGGCTGACTCTCCTGCTCCGGTTCCTTCTCTGATAGTGAACTCGATGTTGTTGTAGTAGTCATTCTCTATGCTTGGTTTGGTGTCATCATCAAGAGTCATCGTGGTAGCAGCACCAGCCTCAGCCGTTCCGTACTGTAGTTCAGCAGGACGCTTGACGTAGTAGACACGAATGTTCTGTGTGTACCCGTCAATGTTCAGGTAGATCTTGTTATGACCAAGCCAGAATCCACCAGGCACCGCCAGTCGATTTACGTCTCTGTTGACTACACCAACGCCAGACAAGTCACGATTCTGCAGTGGAATAGGATCGATAGGTGCACCATCTGTGTCGGTGATATAGAGTATCTTAGAAATCAACGAAGGCGCAGAGGGGAAGTCATATGCAGTCCTCTCCCAATCCGTGTCACTGGCATTTCTAGACAGCGCAGCCTCGGTGTAGAAGTAGTTCTCGTTAGCATCTATACAACGGTTGATGATCTGATTGTAAGACGCGTTGATTGCATGGAGCTTCTTGACATCAGACCACAAAGCAGCCTGTGTGTCGTGGAGTAGATACTCCAGATGTTTCATTATATCCCATGTGTCTCTCATGTTTATTCCTCATAGAAGATTCGCTTGCCTTCAGCTGAGTAAAGCCTCGACTCACGATACTTAGGTTTTGCAATCTTGCCCCAATCCTTTTGTGTCTGGACGCCAATGGGTTTCATTCTCAAGGACAGATGATCAGCCATCTCTTGTGACATCGCAGAGGTCATGTTGTCTAGCTCTCGCTCTCTCGCTTCTTCTGCAAGCCTTTCCGACTCATCCATGATTTCTGCAACAGCTCTAGGGCCGATTTTGTGAGTGTCTCCTTTCCTGAGGGTCTGAAGAACTCTATCCGAGAGTGGTTCATAATTGTAACCATCTCCGACAACGATAGCCAGTTGTGGCCCTTTTCCCCTGTCAGCGTCATAGTGAATTTCCCACCTCCGTCTTGGTGCGTTCCATACAGTTGAGAGTCTTGGGTGAATATCTCTCAACGCCCTGTCCCAACCCATGGGCTTTGATGGTTGTGCGTAATCTGGCATGATACCCTCCTACGGTCGTATCTTGGACACTGCTCTCTCAACCTCTCCTTCCAACATCCCCTTGGAGTAGAAGTTCTTACCAGTCACGAAGTCATGGAACTGGTGTCCAATTTTCGGTTGATAACCCACGTATTTTACTCTCAGGTGAGCCAGTCGAGGATCTAAATCTTTGGCAATTCTCTTAGCCGCAGCTTTTGATCTCTGAGTAGCTGCCTGACTGGATGGGAACACAGAACCCTTCTTCTGCATTTCCTTGTTGATACCCTGAGCCATGTTCTTGATCCTCTCTGGTACAGTCTCGCCTTTCCCCATTCCTTTCTCTATCATGTCCGTAACACCACTGACAGATTTCTGTTGACGTTTGCCAAACTGCTCTATAATGAAGTCAACTGCAGCCGCTCCAACCTCATAATCACTCTGAGCTATCTTGACCATTTCATCTTCCATCTCTCTAGCGATCCGTGCATAGTCCTTCTGCAAAGACTTGACCACCTCTGCGTTTCGCGTTGCCCACTTAGTGACTTTCTTCAACAACATCTTAGGATCAGTACCCTCTTTGAGCATCTCCTCTGCAAATTTTTTGGCTCCTAGTTCATCAGGGATTCCCTTCCAGTACATCTCGTCATGCTTCCTAGCGAACTTTTGCCAGACGTCCTCAGGAAGTACATTACGATACGTGAAGAGTGCATCCTTAAAGTGTCCCATTACATTACGATGATCCACCTCAAGACTACTAGCTTTCTTTAGAGCAATCACCAACCGATTTTGTCTACCGATTTCCTCAGCTGTATGACCACCCGTCGTCAACATCTTAGAGAACTTTCCCTTTGAACGATCATGTAGAGTGTTGATCAAGTAATGATACATTTCATGAGGAGGTGTTTCTGCAAAAGGACCCCAACCCTGTTTAGCAAACTTCTTACTAAAGAATCCACGTGTGCCTTGTTCCAGTTGGGCTTTTGGAGTCTTGCCAATACTCTTTAAATCAGACAACGCTTCTTCTGATATCTTGAGCATATTCTCTTGACCATGCTTAGACATCATATACGACTGTTGTTGTGGAGCATACTTTCTTACAAGATCTGGAATAGCTTTCTCTGGTGTTCCTAGTTTTCGCAGTCCTGCTGCTACCTGATCCTCAACTTCCTTCAACAGAGGAGCATAATGCTTCTTAACCTTCGTGGCGTAAGTTGAACCAGTTAGACCCATAGCCATTGCTTGAGCGAGTTTACCAATAGCAGGAGCACCAGCCTTAGCCACCACGGCAGTAGGGCCTTTACCAGTGAAGAAGTCCATACCAATATCAACAACATCAGCAGCTTTCGTTACTGGATCTTGTGCATGCCAACTCTCTGCCATACGTGCAAGGATACTTTCTCTATCGGGGTAATATCCCTCTTCACGTTTAGGATCGCGTGAAACTTCTGCAACACCCACACCAGGTACTTGATAAGGCGCACGATAACCACCACCAGTAGGTGCCTGTGCTAGTTCCTCTTCAGAAAACCCCTGGTCAAGCCACGCTGGTCTCACTGGTAGAGGAGAAACTTGACCCATCTTCCTGACTATATCATTCGCCATCTTCTTCAATCTCCATCGTGTAGTGTATCTCCCCCCGATGAATTGGTGTCACACCACCATGAGCTAGTAGTTCATAACCCGCGTCCTTGATACGTTGACAGAAGGCCCAATCCTCTGACAGATACTCTCGAAACTCTCCGTTGAAATGGATAAACGGTTGATAGAAAGCCCATAGCGTTTTCTGTGTCAAATTCTCTTGGTACTCCAGGTCAGGATAATACCCGATCATGTCCTCTATGACAAAGCGCTTGGTCATCATGCAACCAGTAGCCAGATAGTCAGCAGGAACGATCTTCTTTTCCAAGACCGCTGGTCGGTAATCGTGACCAACAACGCGAGTAGCCGTACCACCATACTCTCCTGTCTTGAGCCGGTAGAACCCGCCTATTGCAGCCGCCTTGGCATTGACCAGCTGAACAATCGTATCCTCTGCAAAAATCAAATCATCATCAATCGTCATCAAGTGCGTTGCGTCTGTCTCCATGAAGTCCTTGAGTGCTCTATTTCTTGCGCGACAGATGAGAGCCTCGTTCTCCCTTGGTAGAAGAACCGCCTCGATCCCTCTCTTGTCTGCGTAGTCGAGCATGTTCAGAATAGAGGTCACGTTTGAGAACTTCGGCCTCCTGTAAGAACAACAACTCACAAAAATTTTCATCTTCGTAGCCCTCCACAAAGTCTCTACGAGGCAGCCCTGCAACTCTCTCTTCATCAGTTCCGTAGAGTAGTTCACGTTTTCTTGTCTTGAAATCTATGACATCGGCCATTTGATTCCTCTCACCAGAACAATCAACACCACCACGCACACAAGGAACAGCCCGTACACCTCAAGTGCATTAAGCATCATCCACTCCCACCCATTAATCAGCATCTCCATCGGATTCATCCTCATCCCCTCGCCACTTGATCTTGTCAAAGTTCTCTTGATACTGTTTCGTTTGTGGAACAATAAACACACTACCATCAAGATCAGTTCCCCTTAACCGTTCTCCATAGTGCATCATTGTTCGTTTGTCTTCTCCACCTCTTTTTGGATCTCCCATGATAATACCTCCTTAGTTGGTTTCTGTTGCTTCCCCTCCGAGATTGGCTATCTCATCTTCATTTTTCCCTTGAGTTCCTCAACCCACTTAGCGACGGTAGGCATGACGTGCTCTCTAAATTCCTTAGGCATGTCATACCGAACACCATCTATAATCTGTTGAAGGGCACCATCCGCTTTTGCCCTCTGACCGATCACTACAGCGGTAACAACAACACCACCAGCGATCAGCAAAATTCCACCTGCTACTATTAATCCGTGGATCACTGTCATAACTCTCTCCTTGAATTCAAGGGGACGCAGGGTCAAGAGCGGGAGGGGGGCACTCTTGAGTGGGCTATCCCGTTGTCCCCTAGCAAATCCTCCTATAACGCATCCACCTTCTCTTTGATGTCATTTAGCTTGTCCATGATGTCATCTAGCTTGTCCTCAACATCCGACAAGTCAAGATCAGCAACAGTCCTTCGACCATCACCATTACACGCAGAACAAGATGCAGAGCCACCATACTGCGATGACGTAGAACCAGTTCCCTGGCATTTACCACAGAAAGCGTGGATTTCATAATTAGCCATAGGTCACCCCTTATGTGGTCAACGCATTAGAGGCGTAACAGCCATTGACAGAGTTAACTCCATTGACCGCATCAGTACAGTCAAAGTAACAACCGTTGACATCAACGATACCAGAACTGTCAGAGATACCGATAGCCATCGTTTGTCCAGCTCCCAGAAAATAACATCTGTTGACCATAGTATGCGGGCCTACCAGGTTCGAGCTGACT